CAAAGACGGCTAGAATTTTTTTGCTATCGCTCCTGTTGCATAGCTCTCTCTGTCCGGGGTCCCTCCTCCCTGTTGACCCGGATCAACTAGGCGGCGCGTTTGTCATGGGGCGTGCCGCCTTTTTTATTTTGAGCTAATTATGTATAGTCTCGAAAAACAGTGAGGCGACATGCTTGAAAATATCCGTAATTTCGGCCTTGGGTTTCTGCAAGATCTTGGCGACCCATCTCGACTTGCGTTTGCTGGCGCTGATATCGGCGAAATGAGTCCTATGCGTGACGCACCTGTGGACAAAAAGGCTCGCCCGCTAAAGGACCCTGGGGGCCTTTTCGATCAGCTCTTGCCTGACCTTACCGAAGAGGAAAAAGAAACGCGAGATCGCGTTGTTTCTGCTCTTAATGACGCAGGCGATGATTTAATGCCAGATTTTTCAAATGCCCCTCAGATCGCAACAAAAGCTAACCCATTTGGCCCTCAGCAGTATCAGGCCATGCTGGCTCAAATGGTGCAGCAGCAGCCGGGCATTTTGGAGCGCTTTAGAGCCGGATTGGCGTAAAGGATAACAGCGTAATGGCTACTTACCAAGAAGAAGAAACCGGCGCTATCGTTAATGCTTCTGATGATTATATGTCAGAAGACAAGCTGCAAGGCATCGTTGGCAGTGAACTGGACGATGCCGAAGATTACATTGACAACTACATCAGCCCTAGCCGCGCTCTGGCCACAAAATACTACAATGGCGAGCCATACGGCGACGAAGAAGAGGGCCGGTCTCAGGTTGTCAGCATGGACGTGCGTGACACTGTACAGGCCGTTATGCCATCGTTGCTGCGTATCTTTACGGGGTCTGAGCGCGCCGTTGAGTTTATGCCGCGCCACGCAGAAGACGTAGCCTCGGCAAAGCAGGCGACTGATTACGTTAATTACGTGTTCAACCAAGATAACAAAGGCTTCCTTGCGCTGCACGATGCGTTCAAGGATGCTTTGATCCGCAAAGTCGGGATTATTAAGTTTGTCTGGGATGAAAGCGTTGAGGTCAGCGCATCTGAGTTAACTGGCTTGGATGATAATGCCCTAGCCGCCTTGTATTCGGATGACAGCGTTTCGATCCAAGCCATCCGCTCCACATCTGCTGAGATGAGCGCAGAGCAGGCAATGGCAATTGAGGCTGCTGGGTTGCAGCCGCCAATGCTGCATGATGTCGAAATTACTCGCATGATGATGGACGGCAAAATTCGTGTTGAGGCAGTGCCGCCAGAAGAGTTCTTGATTGATCGCCGGGCCAAAAACATTGATGACGCTACGATGGTAGCGCACCGGCGCATTCTGACTGTTAGCGATCTTGTTGCAATGGGCTACGACAAGGAGCAGGTCGAGAGCTTGGCGTCAAACTCTGACGAACTGGATTGGAACCCTGAGCGTTACGCCCGGAATCCGGCCCGCACAGATGACTATCATACGTCGTCTGACCCTAGCCAGCGTCTGGTTAGTTACGCTGAGGTTTACATTAATGTGGACCGAGATGGTGACGGCATTGCAGAGCTTCGCAAGGTTTGCGTTGCAGGCAGTGGGCATGAAATTTTAGCAGACAATCCTTGCGATATGCGTCCGTTTGCTAGTTTTTGCCCAGACCCAGAGGCGCATGAGTTCTTCGGCACATCGATGGCTGACATCGTGATGGACATTCAGCGCATCAAATCAGTTGTGATGCGTAACACTCTCGATAGTTTGGCCATGTCCATCCACCCCCGTATAGCCGTCACAGAGGGCCAGGTGAGCATCGAGGACGTGATGAACACTGAGACAGGTGCCATCATCAGACAGCGCTCTCCGGGGCAGGTGCAGCCCATTTCTATGCCCTTTGTTGGGCAGCAGGCGTTCCCCGTTCTTCAGTATCTGGACAGCACCAAGGAGAGCCGCACAGGTATTTCTAAGGCTGCAAACGGCCTGGACGCAAACGCATTGCAGTCGTCTACGGCATCTGCCGTTGCGGCAACCGTTTCAGCGGCTCAGCAGCAGATTGAAATGATTGCGCGTATTTTTGCTGAGACTGGTATGCGTGATCTCATGCGAGGCTTGCTGAAGCTGGTATGTCAGCATCAACAGCGCAAGCGCATTGTTCGCCTTAACAATGATTACGTGCCTATCGATCCGCGCTACTGGGACTCGACTATGGACGTTTCTATCAATGTGGCTCTGGGCCGTGGGTCTGACACTGAGCGTATGATGATGCTGCGCCAGATCGGGGAAATGCAGAAAGAAGCCATGTCTACGATGGGCGCACAAAACCCGCTGACCAGCATGGATAAACTTTACAACACGTTGGCAGAGATGACCCAGTTGGCAGGGTTTAAGGACGTGAGCAAGTTCTGGAGCGATCCTGTTAACTTCCGTCCGCCTCCGCAGCAGGATGAGCCTGATATTAACGAGCAGTTGATTGGCGTTCAAATCCAGCAGATTGAAGCCGACATACAGAAAAAAGCTGCTGAGCTTGCATTGAAGCGCGAGCAGATGCAGATGGAAGACGATCTGAAGCGTGACCAGATGGAAATGGATCTTTACGTTACTGCTGAGGAGCTTCGAGCCAAATACGGCACTCAGTTGCAAGTTGAGGACATCAAGAAGTCTACTGCGATAAGCCGTGAAAGCATGAAAGCACAGTCTGAGCTAATTAAGGAAGCTGTACGGGATGAACAAATCTGATCAACAGATTTTGGACGAGGGCCGCAAGGCCAAGATTATTCTTGAAGACGAGGACATCCAGTCAGCGTTGAGCGAAATACAGGCTGCCTGTTTTATTGATTTTCGTTCAGCCAAGATGACAGATACTGAGGCATTGCAGCGGTCACACGCTGCGTGCGCTGGGGTAGAGATGCTACAGGCCGCGCTTCGCGCGCGGGTTGATCGTGCGCAACTTGTCGAAAAGCGCAAAAAATAGTAAATAGGAACTAACAAATGGCAGATACCAGCAACCCGCAGCGCGGGACTGATCTCCGTTCAGCTCAAGCCGCTATCATGGAATTGATGAGTTCACCCTCGGAAGAGGGCACGAACGAGCCAGTTCAGGAGGCGCAAGAAGAGCAGACCACTGAAGAAGTGGCAGCCGATTACGACGAGCCAGTAGATTCTGGCGAGGAGTATGAGGCAACCGAGGAAGCAGAGTACGACGGCGAAGAGTACGACGACGAACCTCAAGAAGCCCGCACCTACAAAGTTAAGGTTAACGGGCAGTATGAAGAGGTAACCGAAGACGAACTAGTAGCCGGATATTCACGTCAATCGGATTATACGCGGAAGTCTCAGGAAGTTGCAGAGCAACGCAAGTTGTTTGAGCAGCAAACATCTGAGGTGGAAGCGGAGCGTCAACAGTATGCCGCGCTTTTGCCACAGTTGCAGCAGCAACTAGCAGAAGCGGTGCAGAACGAACCGGATTGGGACGCGCTTTACGAGCGTGACCCGTTAGAAGCCACCAAGCTAGAACGGCAGTGGCGCGTAGCCAAAGAACAAAAGCAGGCTCAGTTGCAAGCCGTGAACGCGGAACAATCGAGACTGGCGGAGTTGCAGGCAAAGCAATATCAGCATCAAATGCTGGCCAGACAGGCAGAAGAGACAGAAAAGCTGCCTCACTTGATCCCGTCCTGGCGCAATTCGGATGTAGCAAAAAAAGAAGCCGGTGAAATCCGGGGATTTTTGCTTGAAAATGGCTTCCCAGAAAACGAAGTCGATAACATCCAAAGTGCAGCAGTCGTAGCTATGGCTCGCGACGCAATGCTTTTCCGCAAGGGCCGCACCGCAGTAAATAAAAAGGCTCAGGCTGGAGAACAGCCAAGGCCAATGAAAGCTGGGTCTAGAGGCACGCAACCTAAGAAGTCCGACGTTGACAAGGCGCGCAAGCGTCTACGCCAATCGGGGAACCTGCGCGACGCAGCGGACCTCATTCTGAAGAGTGGTCTAACGTAGGAGAAAACAATGGCCATCGTAGCAAATACGTTCTTGCACTACACTGCAAAGGGCATCCGCGAAGATCTCGCGGACGTAATCGCAAACATTTCGCCTGAAGAAACGCCGTTTCAGTCGAACATTGGTACCGTTGATGTTACCAATACTACCTTTGAGTGGCAGACAGACTCGCTTGCCGCAGCAAGCGCAACTGCTCGCATCTCTGGTGATGATGTTGCAAGTTTTGATGCCACCACGGCGACGACCCGACTGAGCAACGTCACGCAGATTCTGCGCCGGACGATGGTCATCGAAGACAACCTTGACTTCGTTGACAAAGCTGGTCGTGACTCGGAAGTCGCTTATCAGGCTGCCAAGAAAGGCAAAGAGCTGAAGCGCGACGTTGAAACCATGCTCTGCGGCGTTAACAACGCCAAAGTGACTGGTAGCTCAGCGGTGGCTCCAGAAACTGCTTCTCTGTCGGCTTGGATTGCAACCAACACCAACAAAGCCACCGCAGGTTCGCCTGCTGACCCAACCGGCGACGGCACTGACGCTCGCACGGACGGCACGCAGCGTGCGTTCACTGAGCCAATGCTGAAAGACGTTGTGCAGAAAGTCTGGAACGCTGGCGGCGACCCCACCATGGTCATGGTCGGATCGTTCAACAAGCAGGCAGTCTCGGCTTTTGCCGGTATCGCAGCTCAGCGTTACATGGCTCCAGCCGATGGTCCTACTACGATCATTGGTGCGGCTGACATCTACCTGTCTGACTTTGGCGAAATGTCGATTGTTGCGAACCGCTTCTCGCGCTCTCGCGACGCCTACGTCATCGATCCTGAGTATGTGGCTGTTGGCGTTCTGCGTCCAATCCAGATGGTCGATCTAGCCAAAACTGGTGACGCAGAGAAGCGTATGGCAATCTGTGAGTCTGGCTTGATGGTTAAAAATGAAGCCGCTCACGGCATCGTTGCTGACCTGACCACCTCTTAATAGAGGCAACAATAAAGCGGGCGACCTAAGGGTCGCTCGCAACAAATGGAGGGAACGATGCGCAAGATACTTGATCACGATGAACTTACCGGGATCACCAAACTTTGGCACGTTGACCCCACGACAGGTTCTGTAACCGTAGAAACGAGACAGGACATTACTTCCATCGCTAATGCTAATAAGCGCGCTCGGAACGAGATTGATGCGCGCACGCCTCATGGCGATGTCAGCAAGGTCGCATCTTTACCATTAGCAGTGTATTATGACCTCAAGCGAAAGGGCATTCTTGATGACAAGAAAGCTCTGCGCAAATGGTTGAATGACAGCAATAACCAGGTATTTCGTACTCGCGAGGCAACACTGTGAGCATATCCACATACTCTGAGTTAAAAACCTCTATTGCTGATTGGGTTGTTCGCACGGATTTAACCAGCGTTATCCCTGATTTCGTTACTCTGGCTGAGGCTCAAATGAACCGTGAGGTTCGCGACCGCCGGATGATTAAGCGAGCTACCGCAGCGATTGATGCTGGCTATACCGCAGTCCCGACCAACTGGATTGAGAATGTGCGGTTTCAGCTAAACACAACCCCGATTGTTACGTTGGAGTTTGTTACTCCTGATCAAGCGGCTGAAGAGCAGAGGCTAGACAGCAGCAATGGCCGCCCTCAGTTCTTTACGATGATTGGGGAAGAGTTCCAGGTCGTGCCCTCGCCAGACAGTTCGTACACGGGTGAGCTTACTTACTACGAAAAAATCCAAAGCCTGTCTGACAGCAACACATCTAACTGGATGCTGGAAAACCACCCGGACATTTACCTGTACGGGTCGCTAATGCAGGCGGCCCCGTATTTGGATGATGACGAGCGCATCCCAACATGGAGCGCGCTTTACAGCCGCGCTATTGAAAGTTTGAACGTATCTGATCAGCGCGCGCGGATTGGGTCTTCGTCGATTAGAATGCGCGCAAAGGCGATGGGGTAAAAATGGCTACACTGAACAATAGAGTTTTTGACAGCGGGCTTTCTGTTCTGACCAACGAGGCAGATCGGTTGGACATCTGCTCGCAGGAGCCAACTACGTATGCGGAGGCGACGTCTACCTACACACTTGGCAATAACACGTCATTTACTGTTACGTCGCCAACTGATCGATCTGGCGGCGGTCGCAAGGTTGTTGTCTCTGCCATTTCTGATGCTACTGTTACGGGAACAGGAACAGCAACCCACTATGCGCTTGTTGATGTCAGCGAAAGCCGATTGCTTGTGACCGGCTCTATGAACGCTTCTCAAGGCGTTAACTCTGGGAACACCTTTAGCACCGATTCGTTTGACATCGGCATTCCTGATCCAGCTTAAGGTGCAGCATGACCGTCTATGCAAACAGAGTTAAAGTTTTAACGTCTACTACTGGCACCGGCACCATTACGCTTGGCGCTGCAACTAATGGGCACCAGACGTTTGCGGATGGCGGCGTTACAAACGGCCAAACCGTTGAGTACGTCATTGAAGACAACAATGCGTTTGAAATAGGCACGGGCACTTACACAGCGTCTGGGACTACTCTTTCTCGTACTCTTGTCGAAAGCAGCACTGGCTCGCTTTTGAACTTGAGTGGGTCTGCGATAGTTTTCTTGGGTGCCCATGCGTCTGTTTTTAACAAACTTGACGGCATAGAAGCAGGCGCTGATGTAACCGACACAACAAACGTCACTGCTGCTGGCGCTTTGATGGACAGTGAGCTAACCAGCGAGGCTTCTGTTAAAGCTCTTAACCAGGGTGTTGCTACAACTGATAGCCCGACTTTTGCTGGACTAACTTCTACTTCGCATGTTTCCCTAGGCGACAACGATGAACTGCGCTTTGGTGATAGCAACGACCTGATCATTAAGTACCAAGGAACGTATGCTTACATGCAAAACGTTACCGGACATTGGTACATGCGTAACGATGCGACCGACAGCGACGTCATCATACAGTCTGACGACGGCTCTGGCGGCACTGCTGACTATTTCCGCGCTGACGGCTCTACCGGCGAAGCCAAGATATATTACTACGGCGCAGAGAAGCTGAGCACTAAAAGCACTGGTGTGACTATTAACGGCAACCTTATACTCGACGATAACGAAGAGTTGCGATTTGGCAACGCTTTTGTCCTTGAGCATAACGGCTCCGACAGTGACATTCGGTCTGCTACCGGCGACCTGCTTATCCGTAACCTCGCCGCTAACGCTGACGTCACTATCCAGTCTGATGACGGCTCAGGCGGCGAAACAGACTACTTCCGTGCGGACGGCTCTTCCGGTGAAGCGCAACTGTATCATTACGGCTCAGAAAAACTGAACACCTCAAGCACCGGCGTTAGTATAACTGGCAACCTTGCCCTTGCTGACAATGGCAGATTGCGTCTTGGAGCGAGCAACGACCTAGACATTTATCACGATGGCGTAAATAGTTACATTGCTGAAACAGGAACAGGTGCTTTAATATTTAGGTCGAACAACTATAGTTTTAGGAACAGTGCCAATACAGAGCAGATTATGCAGGCTTCAGAAAATGGTGCTGTTGCTCTTTATTATGATAACTCAGCCAAGCTTGCTACTAGCAGCACCGGCGTTGATGTTACTGGCAACATCTCCATCGGCGATAACGATGAACTGCGCTTTGGTGCTGGCAACGACCTGTTCATTAAATTTAACGGGACTAATGGCAGCGTTACAACTGCTACCGGAAATTTGTATCTAACTAATACAGCAGACAATCAAGACGTCTATATCCAGTCTGACGACGGCTCTGGAGGTATTGCAAACTACTTCGCTGCTGACGGCTCTACCGGCGAAGCCAAGATGTATTACTACGGCGCAGAGAAGCTGAGCACCTCAAGCACCGGCGTTGATGTTGCTGGTAGTTTGGCAGCTAATGACGGAGCCACACTTGGGACTACTGGTGCCGTGACAGGGGGGACCGCTGACGGGCTGAACGTAGTAGGCGCGTCAAACGGGCTTTTGGCTAAGTTTGGCGGAAACCGTACTGTCTTCGACCGTGCGCTTCAGCTTAACGAGTTTGCTGTTGGCGGCGTAAACAGCGTCGGGTTCCAGTTTAATGCCCAGGGGAACGGCACCCAAGCTGAAATGCGCTTTGCCGTCGCTGGGACAGATGTAGTCACAATTACAGACGATCATAATGTATCATTACCGGACAACTCAGAACTGCGCTTTGGCGATAGCAACGATTTGATCTTAGAGCATAACGGCAGCAACGGTGACATCCGCAATATCACTAACGACCTGCTTATCCGTAACCTCGCAGACGACCGAGACGTCATCATACAGTCTGACGACGGATCAGGTGGCACTGCTGACTATTTCCGCGCTGACGGTTCTTCTGGTGAAGCCAAAATGTTCTACTATGGCGCAGAAAAGCTGAACACCAAAAGCTCCGGCGTTGATATCACGGGCAATTTGGCAACCAGTGACAAGATCATAGCGAAAGTTGCCACCTACGCTGCTAACCAAAATGCACCTTACATGATTGCGGCCACTACAAGTTTCACAGGTGCAACTACTAACGTCGGCACTTATGGCCTCCAGCACCGTTTTAAGTTTGATTCTGGTGGGTCACACCGAATTACAGTGGATGGCCCTATAGGCGGCGTGGTCAATGAACTTTGGGCGCTGTACGGCGACACCGGCAACATGGATGTTTATGGTTCTCTATCCGTTGATACTATTAAGGCGCTGGACGGCGCGGCGGTGGACGTATATCGAGATACGACAACTAGCACACATCATCTGTTCAAAGGTGTCTCTAACGTCGGCGGCACTGAACAAACGAACTTCCGCATTGACGCGGACGGCGACGTAAGAAACACCAACAACAGCTATGGTGCCCTTTCGGATGCTGCGCTGAAAGAAGACATAGAAGCCGCCTCGTCTCAGTGGGAAGACGTGAAAGCGTTCTCTCTTAAAAACTACAACCTGATCACGGCAGAAGTCGCCGCTGACAAGGCCTTGGACGTCTCGGAACAAGAGGGGTTAAAAGGCCCACGTCATCTTGGCGTCATTGCACAGGAAGTAGAGCAAACTTCACCGTACTTGGTTGATATAGGCGAGGACGGATTGCGGTCGGTTAACTACTCGTTGCTGTATTTAAAAGCCGTAGGCGCACTACAGGAAGCACTTGTCCGCATCGAAGACCTAGAGGCAAAAGTAAGCGTGTTGCAAGAAGTTAAGTTAGGAGAATAATATGGAAACCGAATACAACTGGCAAATTTTCACCTGCGAGCACGACATCGCAACCGGCGGCATCAACGCTGTTACTTGGCGCTGTACTGCTTCTGAAACTGTAGGCGAAATCGACTACAAAGCCATCAAAGATGGTAGCATCTTCCTAACGCCAGACCCGTCAAGCCCAGACTTCGTAGCCTACGCCAATGTCACTGAGGCAATGGCGCAGGGGTGGGTTTGGGATCAAATCAGCCAATCAGATACCGAGGCTGCGCTGGCTACGGACATTGAAGCGCAGAAGAACCCAGTGACTGCTAGCGGCAACCCGTGGGATGCGGAGTGATGCTATGAACCTGCAAGTCGAGCATATATTCGGCGTGGTCGTACTGGGCATCCTGTCATGGGGCAGCCTGCAAGTGTACAACATGAACGCTCAAATGGTGCTGGTTTCTTATCGAGTAGAAGAAAACGCGAAGACGCTTGATGAGAACTATGCAATGCTCAAGCCTATGTGGCAAAAATTTTTGAAAACCGAGCCAGTTCACGTGGCTAGATAAGGCAATCGGCAACGTATGCGTTACCAATAAACTAACCTGGTTAAAGAAGCTTAGGGGGAATATAAATGCTTGGGTTTGTCTCACTAGCTTCCGCGCCTATTGCAGATGATGCAAGTTCTTACATTACGCTTCCTAGCGTAACCACAGGCGCGCCTGTAGTCCCAAACTTAACCGCACAAATAAATCATCCGCTTGCCCCGGATAATGTAACAACTAGTGCGCCTACAGTCGCCAGCCTAAACGCGCAGATAAGTTATTCTTTTGTTACAAACAACGTAATAACTGGTGCGCCTGTGCTGACGGGCCGGTGGCAGTGGGTTGTGCAGCCCGATGACACGCAAAACTGGACTGATGTGCCTGAAGTAACCGATGTATGGAGCAATGCAGCATGACTAACCAGATCATAACCGATATTGCAGAAAGCCAAATTGGCGTTGTGGAATGGGGCGAGGGCAGCAATCCTGCCGTCGTTAAGTACTATGAAGAGTCGGG